GTTCTTAGATTCCTCGTTAGCCCAAACTTGATTACATAGCCCATTGAACCCAGGGATGAGTTACCCGACAGGCTCTACACACGGAACTCAACCCAATCAACATATACATAAATCCTAATTTCATATCTTCCGGTGACTGAGAATTACACATTTGAATGAGTGTCTTGGATAGAATTTCTTGGAGTTCTAATTTAGAAGAACAATTCAAATAATCTATCACCGGCATAAAAAACAGCTGACCGTTGGGAGGAACAATCAGGCACTTGGTTTCGTGAGGTAAATTAGCTCTATAATTCCAGATGTCTTCTAAATCTTTGTAAAATCGTTTGAGTCTCCCGGGTGACAAATCTAAAATCCAATCTACCGAACAACTGTATCCCGAATATTCAATCTGAGCAAATAAATCAACAAATCGTTGTTTCATAGCCGCTCGTCGGTTGGTTATGACGTTGGTCACAATTTGAGTTCCGACGTGACTCTCATCTAAATAGTGTAGGAATCGTTGAATTTGACTACGAACTCCTTGAGAAAAGGTTTCCATCGTATAAGGATTCCCATAATTCATCTCTATCAGCTTTTTCAACGACCGAATGTCAAAACACCATACATTCTTTTGAGTATCGCTATACGAAAAGAAATACTTGGGATCAATGGATTCTTTGGGTTCATAGGTGTAAAAATCCTCATCATTCTTACACAAAGACCGATTGTAAAATCCAGGTCCTTGGAATCTTAGTCGTTTCAAAACTAGTTTCTTTCGAAAGTGAGCTTGGATTTTCTTGGCACTGGTTACTTTCGGAGACGATTGGGTATGTGTTTCATAGAGCTTTGTGATGGCTTCAAAATAATCGTTCTTTTTAAATGAAGAGGGTTTCTTGGGATTCACATAGCGAGTATAGGTATATTTGAGCTCGGGTAAATTGTAATCCTTGGGATTCAATGTAAATCTCTCTAAGATAATGAGGTTGTCTTTTAATAAATACTTCTTACGGTCTTTCTTACTGTAGCCACCATACGGCTGATACGTAGTTTTAGATTGGTTCATTGGGGAGTTCATGAATGATATATACTAATTCGTTGAAAATATTTAAGTAAAAAGAGCTAGATTCGCTACTGGAATACATCATAAACTAAATAGAGTTCTGTGACGGTAACTGAGCTGTTCTCAACCTCTTTTTACTTAAAAATTTGATTCTTCTAGTATCTAGAATCAAACCACACAAACAAACAAACAAACAAACAAACAAACAAACAAACAAACAAACAAACAAAGCGAAACAAAGCCAAACAAAGTCTTACAAAACAAAACAACAAGAATGTCTAACATCACAGCTAAGCCAGTCAAGCCTCAAGAGGTAGATGTGTCTAAGATGCGCTACTCACCTGTCAAGTCACTTCCCAGCGGAGCCAAGATTATCTACTTGAATCACGGAGAAGGAATTGCTCCTCTCTTTGTCCAAACTCCGGAATTTACCGTTCCCTTTGACAATGGAGCCACCTACTTCGCCGATAATGATGGTTCAGGTAAGTATGCTATCAAGGTATCCATGGATAACTTGGATTCCAATCCAGCTATGAAAGAATTTCACAACATGCTGACACGCATGGATGATAAGATTATGAACGATGGTATTGCTAACTCACTTGCCTGGTTCAAGAAGAAGAATCCAAATGCCGATGTGATCAAGGAGCTCTATACTCCTATGGTTAAGGTATCTCGTGATTCAGAAACAGGAGAACCGAATGGAAAGTGGGCCGATTCCTTTGGTTTCAAGATTGTGAAGCGAGACGGTAAGGTTCAATGCGATTGCTACGATTCAGAAAAGAATATCTTGACCGTGGATGGAGACGATGCGGTGGATTTGGAAGGTATGTTTAAGAAGGGAACCAAGGTCAAGATGATTTTGAAGTGTAATGGTCTATGGATTGCCTCGGGTAAGTTTGGATGCACGTGGCGTGCGGAACAAATTCGTATCAATGCTCCCGTTGGATTCTCTGGATATGCGTTCTCTTCGGATGAGGAAGATGAGGGTGTTGCCTTGACTCGCACCAACACGGTTAAGCCTAAAGAACCAGACAACTACGTTCAATCGGAAGAGGAAGAGGAACAAGAGGAAGAACCTGACAAGCCTGAGGAAGAAGAGGAAGACGTAGAAGAAGAAGCAGAGGAAGAAGAAGAGGAAGAAGAACAACCCAAGAAAGTTGTTCGTCGTAAGAAAAAGAACTAAATACATACTAAATACATAGTAGAGTCAGTGTAGTGTAACATAACCTTATCAATTATCTTATAATCCTATTTTTTGTATCTTACTTAATACATACCTAGCTTCTTAAGCAGGGCTAAGAAAAGCAAGAGTAGCATAACATCACCGGTAGACCAGATCACCAAAAACAGGACGGCCAATACCACCTTCATAATATCACCCATCAACAACTTAGACAGAGTGGACTTCACCTGGCTCTGAACACTGACACCCAACAGACTATCAATTGGAAGCATCAGGAAAAACAGAGTATAGGCCAACACCAAAGTGGACATCTTAGAATTCTTACGAACCACGGCTACCGCAGGCTTCAAATAATCAGTCATTTTATACTACTAACCAATATTTTTTTTAATCAAATGTTATGGATACTTTTAATGGGGTTTTATTCAATCCTTTGAGCGCTGACTTAGATAATTCCTGACGAGGCTTCCGCACATTGTCAATTTTATTGTAATTTTGTTTGATTTCTTTGAGAGATTGATTCATATCTTCTTCAACAATCGTAACATGACTTTCAATATAATCTATTATGTTATGATTCAATATCCATTTAAAGAAATTTAATTGTCCTACCGTTGTATTGATGTGATGTCCTTTGATTTCAACATCTAATCTCTCTCGCCTACAAAACGGATCAAATCTCTTCTTAGAATAGGCTTTGAGTTGAGACTTATAGGAGCTGTATACATTAAACTGAGAATACACTAAATCCTGTTTCTCTAAGGTTTTGTTACCTTGTTCGTCCTTATAAATGATGTAAAATATATTATACTTCTTTGAAAAATTTGTCGTAAACCAATCAATTAACCGAAGAGATACCGATTTTTTATATTTGAGAATGTCTAATAAACGATCTAATCTATCTCCTTGTTCATAAAACTTGATTAAGGACTTGAGTAATATATCTCCTATTTGATTTGTCATATGGATATCTTATAGGTAAAATTCTTTAAATAAATTAAACGCGCCTATTGACAGCCTAACACATACATCCCCTGTAAATACGCATCAGCCAAGTCATCTTTTTTTTTACTTGTAGAAAACAGCTGGAGCCATTGATCATCTTGAGCGGATTGGTGAATCATATGCTTACAATACTCAATCCCCAAAAACTTGGTTCGCTTATATTTATCTTTGATATCACAGCTTACCACAGGACCCTGATACGCCTTGAGTTTATTACGAGCATTGATCATCTCTATAGTCGTAATCGGTGAATCAGAACACACTCCATTCATCAAAAAATAACTGTATATTATCATTTGAATACTCTTCATAGTCGGATTCTTTAGAGCCGGTTGATTTTCAATCACTACCTTATCTACCTCCCGTAAATTGGGTTTTGCATTCAACGTCTCTACGATACATTTCCCCTGACCCAACATGGGATTCTTCTGTTTCGGAATTTTCTTAAACTTCTTATCAGAATAACTCTTTAGCTTTTTATGAGCCGGACACACTCGAAACTCTCCACATATGAACTTCGCACTTTTATCACATTGATTACCTCCTTTCGCACAATGATCACACACATCATCAATACAGATATTTAGGATACCCCAATCTTCAATTACACCGTCGTTAAGCACACAAAAAGATAAGTTTTTAATACCTACATCAAACGATAGAATCTTCATGTAAGCTAAGATAAGAATAAACTTTAAATTGTAATACATCCTTAAAAATACGCATAGTTTCCTTGCACAGAGGAACCCATCATATCACCACCCAGAGCGGTTCCCCCGGGCTGAGCCATAGTCACCGGAACTTGGGGAGGCGGGGGTGGATCCTGAGGTGCCACCGTGGGTTTGGGAACTACGGACGCCGCTCCACCCAGATACACCTGCTGAGAATCGGCCTCTTTCGGGGCACTTTGAAGAGCCGAAGACACATGAATGTGAATAATTAGATTTTGAATCAAAACATAGATTACCGGAAACACCAAAAATACCCAGGCTAAGGTTGTCTTATTATACTGACACAATCCAAACAGTATGAGACCAAAAATAATCATAAATTTCAACTCATTGAGAGAATACAAATTATAGAGATTTTCCATCTTGGTTGTATTGTGACGTTTCAAATTGGTTCGTGTCAAATACACACTGAGGCCACTCGTCACCAACACCGCCAAATAAATCATCATCGGACTACACATTTTGGTGCTCATTAATTCATTCATATCTCCTCCGACTTGCATAGGATCCATTTATACTACGTATAGATATTTTAATTATACTTAATTCAATACGGACAACTTACTTCTTTCGGGAACGACGTCTTCGGGAACGTTTCTTAGAGGATTCGTCCTTTTTGATCGCACCAAACACACCTTTCTTTGTTTTGTAGCCTGCCCGTTCCAGACGCTTTTCACGCTTGGCTCTCGCACTGCGCTTTTTAGACACAATACGTCCTCGCTTGTTATACTTCAAATCACCTTTCTTGAGTCTTCCGGTAGTCATCAATGCCGTGCCATACATAACCTGCGCCTTAGAACCAAATCGTTGCTTAGGAGTTTTCGCCATTTATACTACTTCATAGAAATTAAATTTGATACTTAGAGAAGTCGGTTTAGGTAGAAACCAATGCTATGAAGTGTTGTTATCGGGAACGAAGTAAAATAATTCCTGTAAGACCAACCGAACAACCCAAGACCTCTCGGGAATTCACCGAGTTGTTTTGGGGAGAAGCGTTAACGTGTGGTGTATGTAAGCAAACCTTTACCCTACGACAACATGAAGTCGTAGCCTATTGTGGAGGTTGTTATAAATTCTTACATTGTGGTATCGCGGGTAAATGCGTGGGACCCAATTGTTCCTTTCAAATACGAGGAGAAACTTACAAACAAACTTGGTGTCAAGCTTGCATTCCAACACAATATCTTATAAATCTATATCATACCGGCTCACCGGAGTGTGATTGTCTATGTCACGAGTGTGCCGAAGATCCAAACACACACAAAAAATACAAACGAATACAAACGAATTAAGCAATGATACTGTTATGTAGTATACGCTCCATATGGGTGTTTTAGACTGAAGGCTAAAGTAGCATTCGCTTCTTGTAACTCTATAATATTTCCATCTAACTCGTTATTTTTGGTCTGTAATTGTTGTATTACCTCTCTTAACCCCTTATTTTCAAGAGTCAGTGTTTCAATCTGTTCCACCAACATTTCAACCTGGGCTTTCACAGCAGTCAAAGTTGACTCTTCACTCGTAGTTAATGGTCGGGTAAGACCTGATTTTTTAGATGACCGAGGTTTCCCTCCCACTCTACGTTTTGTGTAACGTCTTCGCACATTTCTTCGCTTGGTTCTTCGCTTGGTTCTTCGCTTGGTTCTTCGCTTGGTTCTTCGCTTGGTTCTTCGCTTGGTTCGGACCCTTCTTACCGGAGCCATTATATAATAACACTTATTTTAATCCTTGGTAACTCAAAATCATATCTTTGAGTGATTGATACACAAGATGTAACCG